TCACATTGCCGTTGAAGGCGTCGCCCAGATAGGTATTGTTGAAGGCTCGAAAGGCCGTCGTCGCGCGCCACAGTCCCAACGATGCGTTGTTTTGGTCCCACGATTCCCGATCATGCCAGCGGTTGGTGGAAATATCGAACACCAGGGTCCGCTTCGAAACCGGAAGCGTGAGGATGACGAACTTGTGGCCCTCCAACGTGTAGGTAAAGCAATATGCCTGCGTAATATCTCCGTCCTGCGCAATGACATGCTCGACCGAATGCGTCGAGACGCGGATCGGCACGGTCGATTGCAGCCGATAGAAAATCTTGTCTGCCCCAAGAAAGAAGATCGCGCCGTCCTGTTTGATGATAGTTTTTGGCGAGACGCACCCATAGCTGATGCCCGCCCCGGTATAGCGAGCAAACGGGAAGCCCGGCGAAATTCCGGCATCGTACCAGAGTTCAAGATGTTCCTGGCAGATCACAAACAGAAGCTGGAGATTTTGCACCGTTCCCGTGATGAAATCGGGTTGCGATTCGGCGGACGCAAAGTTCAGTCCATTGAATGTCGTGCCGTCATAGAGATTCGACACAAACATCTCATTGGTGCCCATGCGATCAAAGACGAAATACCCATCGAAAAAACAGACCGTATTGGCCGGATAGAAATTAGGATCGGTGATCTGCTGAAAGCCATAGGTTGCCGACTGTGGATTGGTGTCGAAAATCCAACCGCTTCCGGCCTGCGCGGACACCACGCACAACTGAAAACCGTTATCGGATATGCTCACGATGTCGGCGCCCGCAATGCCCGATCCGACGATGACAGCAATACCGACCTGATAACCCGAGCCGCCCGTAATGGGGCCAAGCGTGGCAATGGGGCCGGACACGGCTGTGACCGGAACAGAAAAGCCAGAGCCAGAGCCGCCAAGATTCGCATTCGACGCCGACAAGGAATCGCCAATGACATATCCCGTCCCTAGCATACTCAGAAGGACGGATGTCACCGCACCATTACTGACGGCCACAGTCGCCGCTGCACCGGCACCGCTCCCTCCCGTCAACGGCACGCCGTAATAGGTTCCGTTCACATAGCCCGCACCACCCGTAATCAATCCCAAGGATGCGATCAGCGGATTAGTCAACGACGCCACTGACACCAAAAATCCAGCTCCACCTCCGAGCGGAGCCGACATCACGTCGCCGACCTGAAAGTCGGTCCCGAAGGTCTGGAGCGAAACGCCCGTCACAACACCAGACGTAACCGCTATGTTTGCTGTTGCTCCGGTTCCAAATCCGCCGGTCATAGGGACGCCAAAAAAAGTGCCGAGCGTCGTCATGCTCAGCTGATAGAGCGAGTTCCCGGCAACGACATAAGGCACGTCCTGCTTGACCCAACCGCCTCTATTCGTACCCGGAACATCGACGGATTCAACCGTGATTGCGAAGCCTGAGCCGGAGCCGCCGAGGTTTGAATTTGATGCAGAGAGCACGTCGCCTACATCGTAATTGACGCCGGGAAACACCAGCGCGACCGTACTGATAGCGCCGCTGGTGATGGTGATATTGGCAAGCGCTCCAGACCCGTGACCGCCGGTCAATGGCACCTTCGCGAAGCTCCCGATGCCGCCAGTATTATAGCCAGAGCCGCCTGTCACCGAGCCCAACGCTGTGATGGCGCTACCGACCAGCGATGACACTGTTGCAGCGAATGGGCGCACGTTGCTGGGCAGGGGTGGCGAACTGGCGCTCATCACATCGCCGACACGGTAGCCATTGCCTGGATTGCTTACCGTCACCGACACCACGGTTTCGGCAAAACCATTCCATGCAATAACGACAATTCCGGTCGCACCAGAACCAGAACCGCCGGTGAGGGGAGCGCCAAATGTTCCGGGTTGACCAAAGGTATACTGCCCACCATTTATTGAACTAAATCCAGCAATACCCTGGCTCTGGACGGCAGAGACGCCAACAGCAAAACCTGAGCCAGTGCCTCCGAGGTACGCGTTCAAGCATGACAGCACATCGTTGGGCTGATAACCCGTGCCGCCCTGCACAAGAGCAACCGCCGTAACTGCCCCGCCGGCAATTGAAATATTAGCAACAGCCCCCGATCCCGATCCACCCGTAAGCGGCACATTCTGGAACGTATTAGACCCGTACCCCGTACCACCCGCAAGACCACCCAGCATCGCCAGCGCACCGAGGATCGTAGACGTATTCGCAAACGCCGACATGCCCGGCGCACCAAACAACGGCGTCTGCGACTTGGCTCCTTGCGGTTCTTTTTCGGTAAAGAAATTCACCAGCCGCTGCGCATTCAAGGGCAGGCTGCGGCTTTCTGCGGATTCGACGGCAAAGAGAATATCGGGCATCGGCCTTTATCTCTGCGCCTCGTCATAACTCATCCCGAAATAGAGCGGCTCAGACTCGCGATCGAATCCCTGTACGAGATCGAGTTTCTTTTCCGATTCCTGCAGGATGATCGCCCATCGTTGCGGTGGACAATCGAATTCCGGTCCCATTTCCTTCGCCAGATTCCAGCCGATGGCATTGATCCATTCCTGTGGAAAATCGACCGTGTTGGCCGGCGTGTTGATGTCCATCAGCGGCCGATACCAGGTGAACCGCGCCCCGAAATTTGCATTCTGCGGGTTTTGCCACGCATAATATTCGCCGGAGACAAGCTGCGGCGAATAAAAGAATTGCGTGGTGATGCCGGGATTAAGCGGATTCGGCAGGTCCATGTATTCCTTGCGCGATAGCACCGACATCGGCGTCAGCCGCGGGCCATTGTTCTGGCCGCCCTGATAGTAGATCGTCCTTGAGCGCGGGACCTTCAAAGGCCGCACGATCTTGGTCGCGTAGTCGAACACGTTGTTCTGTGCCGATGCGCTCGCACTGGCGGGCAACGGAGTCGCAAACGTTACCACATTATTGACCGGAGCGCCGCTGACCGTCGTCCAGAACGCCGCGCCGCTATCGAGCACAATCCCGAAATTGTCGCCGTTGTTGACGGTAAGGCCGTTATAGCCCGTCGTGCTGTTGACCGTGACGGAGGTCGCCCCCGCCCCGATCGGCGCCGCAACCTGCATCGATACCCACGAATTCGCATCGCAACAATTGTCAGGCCCGGTCCCGCCTGTCCCGGTCCCACCGAGCAGATAACGCACCTGCCCCTGCTGGAAGAACAAGATGGCTTCTTCCTCGGTCCACACATGAATGCCGGTCGCCATCCATTCCTTGATCATGGCGTTCATCGCCAGGACCGTATCGGCATACTGACCGGCAGTCGGCGTTTCATCCTCCGCGATCACGCCAAGCTTGCGCAGCGCCATACTGACAATCGCGGTAGTAGCTGGATTCCACGATGATGTTCCGCTCGTCGTCATCTTTCATCCCAGCGTAACGTTGACCGAGTCCGGTGCCCGTCCCACGAAGGCCCCATCGTGAAACAAACTACCTTACGGCAATCCCGGCGCCGGAGGCGGCGAAGCTTGATAAAGCGTTACCAGATTCCCTGACGCCATCGTAGAGGGAAGCGGCCTCGAAAGCACAAGATTCGTCCCTACAGGCGCAATAGCAATTGTGGTGAAGAACACCGCCCCCCCGTCCAGATCGGTCATGCACCCGACCTTGGCTCCAAGATAGAATCCGAAGATCGTCTGCACCGAGATCACCGTCTGCCCGATCACGGCGTTTGCCGTGGTCTGCACCGAGATCGGCCCCACATAGACATTCTGGCCCAAGGGACGCGGATCGGGCACCGCCTGGATGTCAGGCACCCCCTTGACCAAATCCTGCGGCTGGCGAGGCTCCCAACGCGCCTCATCGACGATCAGACCGTTCCATTCCTTGCGGGTGTGGTCTGCGCGCTGGGGGAAGCCTGTTCGATCATCAGTCCGGTAGAATGAACCGGGGCGATAGTGGAGCGTGCGGCCCATTAGACAATTCCATCAGCGATGGGTCTGTCGGCATATGTCGGCATGTTCCACCATCTTAACGTATTCTCCGCGCTCGGCAGAAACCACCAGCGGCCATTGTGCTTATGCTAAATGTTGACCGCATGTCGCAGAATACCGTAGTTGTGCCGGACAGAGAAATTTGCCCCGGCATTGTAACGCGCTGAAAATTAGCGGTAGGAATTTCGGCCGCAAACGCATCAAAAAACGCGGAATACTGCGTGCCGAACGATGCCGTTGAACCGACAACGCCAACAGCCAATAGAGTGATCGACGTTGACGCTGCGGGGGAATACAAGGCCGTCATTTCAACGTCCCAATCACCGGCCGTTAGCGACATACCACCAACATCAATTGCGTTGCCTGCGCTAAGGGCAACGATGTTCTGTCCGGTCTGCGTGCCGCTTTGGCTGCCGGTAAAATTGATCGCGGTCCCGGCGATCGCGTTCGCTACGCTGCTGGAAACATGAAAAGCGTTGGCCGTGAGAGAGGCATCGCATGTCACATAAGTTGGCGTGCCAGCCGTTAACCCCGTCGGGACGGCCCCAGTTGTAGACGGCACAAACACGCTGCCGCAGCCGTGCCCCGTTGCGCCAGCGTTGTAATACGGATTAGTGGTCCAATTCACTACGCCCGGCGAAGCGATTGTATACGTCACCGTCGCGGCAGAATTTAACGCACTAATGGTACTCGACCCGGAGACAACCAGTTCCCCGACTTTTCCCGCAGCCGCCGCATCATTCGTCGTTGTGCCGGGGAGTTGCCCGACTGCGGCGGTGCCGTTGGTCGTCACCCCCGTAGCAGCCGTGCTTACTGCGGTAAGTTGTCCCGCCGCATTGTAGGTGATGACAGGAACGGTTGTTGCTGCTCCGGTCGGACCGCCCGCCGTGATTACCCCCCCCTGGGCACACGTCCCGGCCGCCGTACCGAACGCACTGCACGGCGAAAAAGGCCCAACGGACACCGCATTCTGTGCCTGCGCTATAACAAAAAGCCCACAGCAGAATAGTGCAACAGAGAGGACACCGGCGATCAGTCTCATTGATACCCCGCACCAATAAATGCGTGTGTGCTTGCCGTCTTGGTAAAGCATCCCGTCGTGCTCACGCCGATCACAACGCCCGTCGCATACGCTTCACCACCGGACGTAAACGCCCCATTCAAACTTGTCGCACCGGAAGGCAGAGCATAGCATTTTGCGGGAGTCACCGATCCGTCACCGGGCGCTGACGTGGCATCGTAAATCATAATCCACCACGCCGCGCTCGACAGCGTAGAGTCGGCGCTGACGTTGAAGGTAAACAACGTTCCCGCGGATGCCTTGACAACAAGATTTGCGCACAATGATGCGCATTGGCCGTGAGTTGCCGCCGTACCGCCGCCGCCGCCCGACGCATCGACATTGATCGACCCATCCGAATTGACCTTGAGCTGATTGGATGGCGTCGTCGTATCGGCAATGAACACTGTGCCGAGATAATTGGTCTGCGCCGCCCACGCGACAACGCTGGCACTGATCAGAGCACACCCAGCAGCAATCAAAACGACTTTCCACGTCTTCATCGTTCCGATTCCCCTAGCTCTGCGGAATGCCCTTGGTGCCGCGCATCTTCACCGTATAGCCAGAGTTCACCATCGCGCCCAATGTGGTGAACTTGATCTTGCCGGTAGCCCCGGTCAAAAGCACGCCGGCTGAACTCACAGCCGCAAGTCCACCAACATTATCGAAGCAAATCCGGCCGAACCCGCCAAGCACCAGTGCATTCTGAGAACTCGTGGCGTCCCAGATGATCTCCAGTGCCATGCCCTTCACATCATATTCGATCTCACGAATCTTGATGTGCTGCACCGGATAGAAATTCTGTCCGTAGAGAAAGATGCCAAGTGGACCTGCTGACGATCCATCCACCTTGACGACGTTGGATTCCCCCGTCCCATCGGACAGGTTCGTGAACACATAAACCCAGTTCTTGCGGCCGTTCTCGATCAGCGCGCTCGTGACAGCATCGGCCATGACGGCGATCCTCCGTCAAATGGCTCAGCTCGGATTGATGCCGAGGCCCGTCGTGCCGGCAGTCGGCGGCCCGCCATCGACGTAGCAGTTGGCGAGGAAATTGGTATCGCCCCATTTCGTGGCGCCGACCGACGTGCATTGCTGCATCAGCACATAGCCGCCTGGTGACGCATTGGTAAATGACCCGACTTCGCTGATGGCGGTAGCCCCAGATTTGATCGCATTGAGGAAGGCACAATGCTGGAACCACTGCTCGCGATCGACACAGGCCGCGCCAGCACCGAGAATGTGCAGCGGAGTGGCCGCCGTCGTATCCATGATGAACGAGCAATTGCGGATCACATTGCGTGGCGTACCGCCGGTCAGTTCAAGCGATGCATTCGCCACCGCGCCGCGGGCCACGGTATCGAGCCCGAAATTACAGTGTTCAAACGTGGTTTCACCGACACCCGCGCCGCCAAGCTTGAAGGACCGCGAGCCGGCGTCAGCCGCCGATGTCGCATCGCCCATCCCGCCGAAGTCCATGTTCCAGTACGAATTCCGTCCGCCGCTATCGGTCCAGCAGATTTGATTGGTGCCGCCGGTCGAGAAGCCGTGGAACAGACTGACATTGGCGAACAGGCATCCGCCCCCGGTCACAGCGACGAAATTTCCAGAACCGAATGTCGCCTGCGTATAGGTGCCGGTCGGCGGCGCAATGCGAGCCCGCTGCGCAACTTGCGTCGGGGCACCGATGCCGACCAGATGCAAGGCATTCTTGTTCCAGTTCAGAACGCCCGTAGTCGCCAGGGGATTGATAGACTGTGCTCCAGCCAATGAAAGCCTCGACGTTCCGGCAGCAGCGCCATCGCCGATCAGCACCACAACGTCATTGCGTCCAGAGACGGCCTTATTGACCGCCTGATAGAGCGTCTGCAGCGCCTGGCTCGGACTCGTTCCCGCATTACCGTCCAGTCCGTTGACCGGATCGACGAACCACCATGTCCCGGTAAACGGCAAGCCGCCGATGCCACCGAGGACTGGAACGCCGAAAGAGGTTATGCCATTCGGGAAATTAGTTAAGCCCATGATCGTTCTCCTATGGCTGCCCGCGGGATTCGAACACCGCGCTTACCCCAAGACCTGGGACAGCGGTTGAGCCAAAGGCCGCCAGAAAGGATATCAGCAGCCGGAATCGGAAGGATATTCAACGATGCCTGACTGCCTAGAGAACAGCGTTATGGGATTCGCTGGGTTGGGTCAAGGGGATTAGGGGATAGGCACAGCCTAACGTTGACCGAGTCCGGCGCGCATCCCACGAAGGCCCCATCGTGAAACAAAACTGTCCCTACTTCAACCCCCCACCAAAACAACGGAACCCAACCCATCCCCAAAACATTACTATTCCACCATGAACATCATCATCCAGATCATGCTTATCCGGTTGACACCCACAGCTACCCGTGCTAGGTAATCGGGCATGGGCGGTGGTCGCCCCGATAGGAGAGACAGATGAAGCGCAAAGCAGAAGGTGCCCTGGCGACGATGGCTTACGTGCGGGGCTGGCGTCAGAACGATGATGGCCGCTGGTTCAAGCCGGGGGTCGCTGGGACGTTTAAATCTGCCTCCGACGCCTTTAAGGCCGAGGAACAGAACAAAACTGGCTACCGGGTCGTTTATGGCGAGACGATGCCAGCATGGGAACAGATTTTCCCCACGCTGCGCCAAGCCAAGGCGTTCGCCAAAGAGCATGAAGGCTTTGGTGACGTGATTTTCAGCATTGCCAAGGTCGTTCCCGGCGAGAAGCCGCAATCTCTGACCGCAGCAATCGACGCCGGGATGGTTTGAGCCGTGACTGTCAATCACCCTCACGCCATGTTTCGGACGGGGACGCGCACCTACACCGCGCGTCCCCCCTCTGGAAGCCGCGCCGCAAGGCGCGCATGGGACATTTTTGCTAAGGACGGCCCGATTGTTTGGCTGAGCCTTCTTGACGGCTATTGGGGATGCGAGCGGCCGAACGGAAAGATTGACGAAATCGAGAATACGGTCAGCGACCGCTATTGTGGGGAGCGCTGAGCTATGCCCCCACACGCCGACGTGCTTCAATGGGAGCATCTGCCGTTCCCCAAATCGCTCCGCGAGTTCCAGCGACTTTTCCCGACAGACACTGCGTGCGCCGCCTATCTGGAAGGCGCCAAGTGGCCCAAGGGCTTCGCCTGTCCCTATTGCCATGAGAAAGGCGAGCCGTTCCGGTTCATCGCCAAGCCCGGCGTACTGCGCTGTAAGTCGTGCCGTAAGGACGTGGCCTTGACCGCTGGCACGATTATGGAGCGGACGCATACGCCGCTCACAACGTGGTTCTGGGCCACCTATCTCGTTTCCAGCCTCACGCCGGGCCTGTCTGCCGTTCAATTTCAACGTCAACTTGGCCTGACAAGATATGAAACGGCCTTCCAAATTCTGCACAAACTCCGCGCAGCGATGGTGCGGCCAGGACGTGACCACATCGGCGGCAATCTGGCCCGACGCGATCATGTCGAGATTGATGAAACATGGATCGGCGGGGCGACCCGTGGCGAAGGCCGGGGCGTTCATGCCGACGAAAAGACGCTTGTGATTGCCGCCGTCGAGGTTCGCACCCGGCCGCCTAAGAAGGGCGACAAGCCCGAACGTCGTGGCGGCCGGTACGCTGGCCGACTCCGCTTGGAAATTGTCCCCAATCGCGGCGAGAAGGCCCTGTGCGGCTTTGTGGAAGCCGCCGTCGAGCCGGGCGCGATAGTCATCACTGACGCGGCGCCGTCCTATACGACGCTCGGCAAGCGCGGCTACGCGCATCTGCCGGTAGTTGAGGGCGGCGATCCCAAGGTGGCCGAAGAATTTCTGCCTATCGTGCATCTGGTTTTCTCAAACCTGAAAGCATGGCTGCAAGGCACGCATCACGGCCGCGTCGAACCTAAGCATCTGCAAGCCTACCTCAACGAGTTTGCCTTCCGCTTTAACCGGCGCTTCTACCCGTTCAACGCCTTCCGTTCGTTGCTCGGCATCGGCGCCAACGGCGAAAGCCCGACCTATGCCGATCTCTACAGCGGAGATTGGGAACACCCTACGGTTAGCGGTCATGGGTGAAAACCGGATAAGCATCATCCAGATCATTATCGCGCTTCTCGTAGCAGGCTTCGTCCTATGGGCCGTCCGAAAACTTGTCAGTCTCATCCCCATGGAGGCGCTATTCAAACAGATCATCGACGTACTGCTTATCATCGTCGTGGTCGCAATCGTGCTGTTCTATGTGGTGATCCCGCTCCTGCATGTCCTGGCCGGAATCACTGTCTCCATGTCCCCGCATTTCCGATAGAAAAAAAGCCGCCCAGGCGCGAGCGGCTTTAAGTTTGGTATCCTGAGCTTAGCGGGATGTAGATTAGGCGGGATTGGGGGAGGGGTCAAGGTCACCGCAGCTCGGCATCGTCTGGGGAACAGGCGCAATCGGAACGCCAAGGTCTGGAAACGGCGTCGCCGCGTGCTTTTCGAGATAGGCGATGGCAACCTGCATCAACTGAACGCTATCTTTGAAATTTCCCAGGCCGTGATTGCAAAATGAGCACAGCAATTCGCGCGGATCGCCTGTGACGTGATCGTGGTCCACAGCCAAAAGAAATGATCTACCCGTTCTTTTGTCGACCCTACGTTCAGATCGTTGACATATGGCACACACACCATTTTGCGATGCGAATTTACTATCATACCATTCTATGGTCACACCGTAATGACGTTTTAGATAGAGTGCCTTTCTTAGATGCGGCCGGGCTTTGGACCACGCCCTCATGTAGGCATTCTTTTCGACGCGATCATTTTGAGGAAGGCCAATAAGTTCTCGCCATACGAAATTACCAGGGCCAAATGGCCTTTTATTATCCACGCGATACAGCCTATGCTCGGCGGACGGTGCGTCTCCGACATCTTGCAAAAATGTCCAGAATTTATCCCACGCTGGAACAATACCCCCGGATTGCTTTGATATTCGGCGCATTCCTTTCCATCTCTCGTATAGAGGATGCTTAGCGCCACTGCCCCATCCATCTGGACGACCAGCATCAGCATCGCCGTGACGACGAAAACGCATGGCGTGCATTTGACAAAGACCGTGCGATGCGACGGGATCATCGCAGCCTGGCATTTCACAAAGATGACGCGCTCTTTGCGGTTCTGGTGTCCCGTTTTTGTATTCTCGCTGATAGCAGCGGCGGCAAAGGCCCTTGATGAAAGGGCTTTCCTTGCTGTCGCAGAATGAACATTGCACGATTCCAAAACTGCGGTTTGGACGCACATGTTCTGCAGTCCCATTTCGAAGGAACCGAGCATAGCAGGTCGGGCAGAGCCCTTTGATTAAACTCTTGGTTTTCCTATTGCATTTTTCATAGGTGCAGACGCGCATAGGGCTATCTCCTTGTTGAGAGATAGCCCTTATACTAGTTATCGTACAGTATTACAAGACGGCGTCACGACCCTGGGGTTCCATAATAATTTCGCCAGTCGGTAATCCCCGCGGAAAATCTCATGTACTGTGCTGCGAGGGCGTTGCGTGTATTAAACTCATTGTCGGTATCGAAAAGCGGACGATCTCTCCACATAAACCGCGCCCCGTAAGGGCAGTTCGTGCGGATGAACCACGCCGTTGCCGACGTGAGGTAGTGGTTGACCATGATCCCCTTCGGGAACATGCCGGTCGCCTTGAGCACGTTGATCGCGTTGTTCGCCGTGTCGTTCTGCAGGATCGAGTGCAGAATGCGATTGGCATCAAACCAGTTCTGCGGCGCGATGCCGAGGGCTTGGGGAACCAGCGCGATCTTGTTGCCGCGGTAATCCGACGCCTGCATGATCTGGATCGAGAGATCCTCGATCGCCGTCTCGGAAAGGTCCGCGGACGTGGTCAGCAGGTTCGACTGGTTGCCGACGATCGAGGGATGCGAAGCGGAAATTGCCGCCGCGCCGTCGCCGATCGGATAGGAGGTGTTGAACGCCTGGTTGAAGACGTTGGCGCCGATGATTTCCTCGGTCTGCCGGCCGGCGAAGGCGAGCATGGCGGCGCGTCTTTTCGACACGACTTCGTAGAGGTTGTCGCGCAATTCTTCGAAGGTGACGATGTAGCCGCCGGCGTAGGCGACGTGCGTGTAGCGGGTGATCGCGCCCTGGACTTCGGTGTCGTAGTTGAGTGCCGCGCCCTGATCCTTCTCGCGAAGCACGCCGAAGCCGGAGATTTCGACATCTTCCTCGTAGGCTTTGTCAGAGGTCTCGACATCGAACCATTCCGGGTATTCCTGCATGTGTTCGGCATATTGCCGTCCCCACCAGGTCTTGATTCCGGGCCAGAGCGCTTTGGGGTGTGCGCCGGTTGTAATAACGCCGCCGATGGTAGCCATGTGCGTATTCTCCTATGGGTTTTCAGCGGCTTAGATGCCGACCGTATCCGGCCGCAGAACTGGAATGTTGATGAAGATGTTCCAGCGCGCGTAAGTGCCGATGGCATTGTCGGGGCCACGGGTGAGACCGATGACCTTGACCTGATCGCCAGCAGCGCCAACCCCAACGCCGGCGCTTACAAGCATCCAGCTTGAGAGGCCGGTCACTGTCGATCCGCCGGCGCCAGCCTGGAGATTTCCGTTGGCATAGCCGCCAGTCGTGATGGCGATTGCGCTGCCGACGCTGTCCTCCTGGACCGTGTAGAGCACGTCCGGGTCGTCGCAGACGTAACCGTAAGATGAGATCGATGCTGGGCGATAAATGAAATCGCTCTGCAGCAAGGTGATGCCGGACCCGGCTGGCCCGTTGCCTCGGCCCATGAAGCAGCCGCCGATGATGTTGGTCGTGCCGGCGGTGGCAATGCCCCAATCGGGCACGCCGAAGGCGTCCGTGGTTCCGAGTGGAATCAGCGGATCGCCAATGAAAATATTACCGGCTTGAGATGTCGGAAAGTGCGCGAGCTTCATCTGGCCCGACCATGCGGTACCATTGAGATTGATGGGCTTGAGCCCAAAAGGAGCGTTGTTGTTCGCCATGGCCCAAGGCCCTCCAGCGTGCAAGAGAAAACGGACGGAGCGCAGCCGAATTTCTGCGCTCGACGTTCTGCCTCAATGCCTGGAATGCCTTGGGGGCTTTATCAGCCCTTTGTAACCTGGATCGGGTCGGAACCGCGATCTTCGTGGGGATTGTAGAACTTGCCTTGGTCGGATGACTGGGCTTGGCCCGCTGGTGCGACGGCGATCTTTTTCTTGATCGCGTCCACTTTGTCTTGGGCGATCTTGTGCTTGTGACTCTGTTCTTCGTCCCAGAAGACTTCCGGCAGTTCCATGGCATAGGCCCACAGAACCCCGTTGTCTCGCCCCGTGCCTACCACCCTCTTGGTGGGCGTGCCGTCCGGTTTCTTGACGTGCGACCAGCCGCTTGATTTTGCCTCATCGACGCGGCCAGCGACATCATTGAACCAATGTCGGTGATAGCCGATTCGGGGCGGCAGGTAAAGTTTTTGCGACATCGCGGCGCCGAATGGTTTTCGGATTTGCCGGATGCGGGCAATGGCTTCATCGAGTGATTCGCCGGGCTTTGGCTCGCTGTTGGCCGCTAATGTGTGATCAGCGGATAGGCCGTTATCCACAGCAACCGCGTCGCTCTTGCCGAAGATGGAGTCGCCTGGGTTTTGTGGGCTGCGTTTGGTGTCGGCCATTTGGGTTTTCCTTTTAGGATAGGATTTGTGTCACGATGGGGCCTTCGCGGGATTGGCACCGGACTCGGTCAACCACGGCTGCTTACTGTCGTCCATTGGGCTGATTCCGCTTTTGCTGCTGCAGCGTGATCACATCGGCATGAGGATCGGCATAGAGCGCCATGTATTCAGCTTCGGAATAATCAGGCAGATTGCGTTTGATGCGATTGTAGGCGTCGCGTGCTTCGGTGCGCTCGGCAGGATCGGCGATGGAGTTGATCGTTGCAGCTTGACCATTAGATCGCGGCGCCGGGGCATCTCCGGTGGGTGCGGAAACCGACGCGGCGCGACGCCGGGGCTGGACTGGGCGTGCAGCAGGCTCATCGCGGAGCGGCGCAGTACCGAACGCGCGAGGGTAGGCATCCATGACGCGATCCTTGGCTTCATCCAGCAGTTCACGCTCGAGTGCCGTATCGTTGTTGAGCATATCTTGCGTGATGCCGCGCTCGCGCAAGACCTCGTTGTGATGGGCGATCATTGCGGCATTCAGAACCGGCGTCGAATTGAACCACGCATTCAAGGCAACGAACTCCTTGACCGCCGTCGAGACATTGAGCGGCGGCGGGGAGACCTGTGGTGCAGCCGTAACTGTAATGCCGGATTCCGTCGTGATGGCGGTCACGGCGGGGGTTGTCATGCTGCGGGATTCGCGCAAGGCGTCTTCCTGCTGGTCAAATTGTTGATACGCCTTGGTGTCCCCAGCCTCGACGGCAGCGGCTTTCTTTGTCTTGATATCCGCCATCGCCCGATCATAGCCGCGCTGGTCGGCCTTGCGGCCCATATCGCGCAAGTCCTTGATGATCTGTAGTTGTTCGGTTGACGATGTACGTAAGCCGCCGACCTCACTCTCAAGCCGATTGACCCGTTCCAGCAGACGACGGTTTTGATCGCGGACGATCGGCAACACTTCCTCACCGCGGCTAATAAATTCAGCGGCGGGTTTCCAGGTTCCGGCACGGCCGCGAAACTCCGCAAGCGGTTTCCAACCCATCTCGCGGGCGCGGGTTTCGATGGCAGGATCGGCTCCGTTGCTCGGTGCGACGTCATCGGCCGCGCCAAGTTCCGGCGCGGCCGCATCGATTGCCGCGTCGTCAAGCTCGGCGCCGCTCATCTGCGGGATGCTGGATTCAACTGTGGTGCCTGCCATAGGGTGTTCCTGTTCTTAGAGAATTTCTTCGATGTTATTGATTGCACTTTCAATCACGTCGGCAACATCAACCAAACGAGAGCGGCGCTGATCGATCGACGCAATAATTGAATGGGGAACTGATGTCATGTTGCCCGCCTGTAGCCCCTGCTGAACCTCTGATGGCATCGGACCACGCAAGCGATCACGGATTTTCTGCAGTCGATCGGAATATCCAAAGAGCCGGTCGAGCACAGGATCAAACTCATCGAGTGATCCCTGTACTGATGGTCCACGGATGGTGGTGGCGGCGTTCTGTGCGTTGTGCATTGCCATGGTCAGTTGTCCCTTAATTGTCTTGTGCCGTTGCCTGCGGAGGCGAGTATCTGGAGTCCCTCGATGGAGGATGTGGTCTGCTCGGCGGGTTTTTGGTCATACGTCGCGCCGATCGCGCCGTAATCCATCATCCGATAGACCTTGCCATCACGGCCGGTCACTTGCCGTCCCGCGTATTTCTCGATGAATACGTAATCGCCCGGCTTCGGCTTCTCGCCGGTCCATGGCGTGCAGTCTTCGTTGATCAGGAAGGCACCGGGCGCACAGGCTACGAGGACGCCGGTATCGGACGCGGCATTGAGTTGTTCTTCCTTGCC